TCGCGTGGAGGTGACGAGACTTGCCAAGTATTGGCGCTCATCACCCCTACGAGTTGCGATGGAGAAGAATGGCCCGTTTGTTAAACTGGCCTCCTTCAAACCTAAGCACGTAGATTTTCGTTGGTTACGACCATACGAATGGTCCCGGGTTATGTTACGGCTAGTTCGCCTTCTCGGCCTTCCTGCTGGACCTTCGATGGTCTTAGCGGATCGCCTCCTTTCGATTTGGAAAAAGTCTGGAACTCCATTCTTTATCCTTTATCTCAAGGAGTGTCGGTTAGCTTTGATCGCGTGGGCTAATCGCTCACCCTACACACCGAACCCCGGTTGTCGGGTACGGTTAGCACCATGTGGCCTCCCAGCTGTAGTCCCTGTAGGGCTGAGACCGAGCGAGCTCGGCTCCGCCTTTGGGAAATTACAGTTCAGAGGACTTCACACGGTATTCAGTATGTATAGAGTCCTAGATTGGAAAGGTGCAACGCCGGATTTCTCCAGCATCACGAACCCATTCGTTGGAGTATCTCAGGTCTTGCCTTTTCCGGAGCTGAAGACGGTTATGGCTCTCTTTTGGGTCCCGGAATGGCTCGCTTTCGCTGGCCATACGGTTCCTTGGGAGAGTACGTCATCAGGGCCTAATCATCCCTGGTCCACCTGGAGTAGCGCGAAAGATACGTTCGCCTGGGCGACGTCCCCCATCATAATGATGTGGTTCATCGTCTGGTGCGTCCGGTCTCGGCAGTGGTTATTAGCCTTGTGGCTTTTACTACTGTCGCACTTAATCCTACCGGTGGCAATCTTCATACTGATTAGAGGGTCTGTCTTTAAGCTAGGCCGGCTTGCGGTCCTGGCTAAAGACGGAGGTGGGAAACGGCGGATTGTTGGAGTTGTCGACTTTTGGTCGCAGTGGGCTCTTAAGCCCCTCCATCAGTTCCTGTTTCGCCTTCTAAAGGGGATCCCCCAAGACGGGACTTTTGATCAGATGGCTCCTATCCAGAGCCTTCTTCATTATTCTCGTCTCGGAATACCAATCTTTAGTTTCGACCTCTCTTCTGCAACAGATAGATTACCTGTTGCTTTACAGGAGCAGATTTTAACCATTCTGATCGGACCTTCCGGGGCTAAGGCCTGGCGTAAGTTACTTACGTCGCGCTCTTATTTCCATCCAAAGGTAGGAAACATCAAGTACGCCGTTGGGCAACCAATGGGGGCTCTTTCTTCTTGGGCAATGTTAGCGGTTACGCATCACGTTATCGTGCAGCTAGCCGCTTACCGCGCAGGTTGGAAGGGATGGTATCCGTTATACGCCTTGCTTGGAGATGACATTGTCATCCTTCGGCAGGACGTTGCAACGGAGTATCTGTCACTCATGCGCTATTTGGGTGTACCCATTAACATGTCGAAGACTATTCAGTCCTCGACTGGGTTACTCGAGTTCGCGAAGAGAGTGGTATCTGCACATCATGGTGACCTCTCGCCGTTATCTGGGCGGCTGTTAGTAACAGCTGTCCGGTCGCCAGGAGGTTGGCTGGATGTGTGGGTTCATATACTAGACTTTGGTTTTATCCTATTTCCCAATCAGTTGTTGAAAGTTATCGCCAACCTATCTTCGGATGTTTGTCGAAAGCCTTTCACGGCTATCAACGACCCGTTGATCGGAATGGCGGTAATTGCCAGAGTATTTATACTCAGCCGGCTACGAGAAGGTGTTGTCCTCCGTCCACGATTTGTGGATGAGTGGTATCGTGCCATTCTCGGTAATGCTGTCTATGGGCCACTTCTGGATAAAGTGGTCCGGACTGCGGAGTTTGTCAAACTCTCCGCGGCCCGAAAGACAGATAACCGGCGAGCCTGGTCTGAACTTAAACTGTTCACCACTTCGTGGTGGCGGTTTTCGCTCTTTTCAGGAATTCTGGGAGGGGTTCTTTCAATCCCTCTTCTGATGCTTAGCCCAGCCTTCTGGGTTGGTCTAGGAACTCGATTGCAATCTGTCTGGGAGACGCTGGCGACCGATTTATCGGTGTCAGCGAACTTTGCCCTACACCTTTCTGATAGTCCATATCCTTCTGGACAGGACATCATAGAGGTTAAAATTGAAGAGGTTAATATTCCTCAACTCTATCAGGTAAAGGCTCCCATTGTCGACGTGAAGAACACGTTACAGTTTTGGGTCGATGTATCCCACATGGCTACAGCATATGCTGAGTTCAATGAGGATCAAGCGTTACCCATGACTGATGACAGCTTAGTCGAGG